ATCTTCCACTCATCAGGAATAGACTTCTTTTTGTTCCAATAGAACAGTTTTTGTTGAGAAATGCCCATTTTTTCAGCAGCATGGTTAATAGAGCCATAACGCTTTACCAGGTAAATAATGGGTAAATAGTATTTATCAGTCATTTTTTTCTTTCCAAATGCTAATAATGATTTTGAACAGCATCCATCCGGTCATAAACCCTGCAATAAAATAGTAGGTTTCAGCACTCATTTTTTAGCCTTTTTCTTATACTTTTTATTGTGTTCGGTCTTTGAAGTAGAGGCTAACTTAATAAAGTCAGCAAGCTCTCTTATCATTTCTTTAGATTCTTCTAAGTCCCAGTTGTAAGTATTGTGACCGTCCGTAAAAGAAAACTCAGCCCAAAAGTAAGGGTTTGCTTCAAATACGCTTTGGCTAGTGTAGGTTCCATACTGATACTCGATAGCTGTAAAACCTTCTTTGCCAATAAACTTTCTAACTTTTTTCATACTTTTCTCCTTGAAATGTGTTTACACCTTAAAAAGGGGCTTCTTCAAAACTTTTAAGTGGTATTAGGGTTTTCCCTAACTGTTCTGTTTTAATAGTCCAACCAGGTTGCAAAAACTTCTGTGCCGACTCCTTATCGTAAAAGACTCTGATAGGGCCGTCTTCATCGCAAACTATGTACTTAAACTTTTTCATAGCATAAATACTACACTTAAAAAAATTCTTTGTCAAATAAAATTTTTGTGATACAGTAAAGATTCCTAAACACACATGGGGAGAAGTGAAATGGAAAGATGGATGAATGCAGCATATGAAGGGGAAGATGAAGAAATATGGATTGAGGAACGTGTAGCATCTTTAATGCACGAAGATGACTTTGACCCTGCTACTACGGCTCACCTGGCAGAGGCAATTTCTGAAGCGTCTGAAGATGACCAAGAGATTATTCGTGACTTTATTGAGCGTAAGGAATGGGACAAACTAGGAGCTAAGTTGTTCTACATGAGCTACGACTATATGGAGAAGTATGCAGAGTTGACTGCACAACGTGAAGTTGAACAGGGGTTACATCTATGAAAATGATTACTATTACTTGGGATGATGAAAACGAAACTATGATTAATTTTAGTAAGGAATACGAACAATCAGATTGTTTGTTGAGGGCCGACTTACTGAAAGATGTAATCGGTATGTTGGATGGTGAATACCATGAAGTGTTAACCGAGTGGAGAACGGAAGAAGATATTAAACAATGGCAAAAGGAAGGAAGAATATGAGAATCCCTCCTGTAATGCCAATAGTTCCTATTCAGCGTACATACAATCCACCACAAAGTAGAACGCAAGTTCCAAGGGGGCGTAAATGACTGAGACCCAAAGGGCTGTAATTGAACGATTACTAACAGACAGTATGACTTCTAAAGAGTTAGCTATTGATTTACATATAAACCACAGCACACTAAGCAACATTATGAGAGCTATGGTTAGAAATGGTTGGTTATCTTTAAACGATGATGAATACTCTTTGGCCAAAGATTATCAACCACCTTTGGCATGGAACTTTAGACCACTTATGGAGGCTTGGTATGTTCACTGATTGGAAGTTTTATTTAATTGTGGCTTTCTTTGCCATGATAGTAGCAAGGTGTCACCCTGTTTACGCTGGAGTTTTACTATGACGACCTTCACGACTGATGACCGCTTACAGTGTCAAATTGAAATTATGCAAAAGATTAGCAATGACCATTACAAAGAGCTATCTGACTCGTTGCATCGAAAACCATTGACAGATAAAGAAATTATTAATTTAGCTAACTCTGCACCTTGGCATGGGACAGATTTGGATATTGTTGCTTTTGCTAGGCTTATTGAAGAAAGGCATGGGATTAAATGAGTGGCGACCACAATATGTATTGTTCGGCAAATCAGTTAGCAGCCCAATTAGATGACTTTATGTCAGAAGTTGCTACGGTTCCGATGTTTACAGCCCATGCCAATATGCTACGAGAGCAAGCGGAAAAACTAAAGAAATACGAACTACGCAATCAAGAACAGATTAAACGCATAGCGGAGTTGGAGAAAGAACTAAAGCGGACAAAGTTTGCTTGGAATATGGCAGAAAATGAAATTGAACGATTAACACCACAAACAAATGCTGAACCTGTGGCTTGGATGGACAAAGAAACTGGTCAAGTATCTAGAGTTGCTTGCTATTCAATTCCACTCTACACAACACCACAAACAAAGCCATTAAGTGATGAGGAAATAGAGAAATTAGCGAGCAGTAAGATGTGGGATTATTTAACTTACGCTAGGGCAATAGAAGAAAGGCATGGGATTAAATGAGGTTCACCAACACTGAAACCATATTTATTGTAATCCTCTGCATTACATCTGTGATTGACACTGTCATGGGAATACTTACTTACATTAAGGGATAAATGGCCGATATTATCAACTTTCCAGATAAAGGAACGCTAGGAGAGGTTCCAGTAGCAGAGGTATTAAAAGGTTCCGAAAAGTTACAAATGGTAACCATTATGGGGTATGACCAAGACGGCAATGAATACTTTGCTAGTAGTTCAGGAGATATTCAAGAAGTCTATTGGTTATTAGGGCGGTTTAGGAAATTTTTAGAGGAGATAGGCGATGAACCCAATGCAGACAGCGTATGAAGATTGGTGTGAGCAATGGAAACCACAGATTAAAGGACAAAACCATCCTACAAGTTGGGAAGGGTTTGAGGCAGGTTGGTTGGCTGCTATAGAAGTGATGTTAGAACGGTTGGAGAAGTCTAAATGTTAGGGCTAATGCGTAACCGCTTTGCACCTCATATTGACTTCACCTTTCTTAAAGGGGCGATTAAGCTCAACCCAAAAGTCATACCCTCGAATATTGATATGGTGTATGAACGTAAGGGTAAGTTCCTATTTGGCGAATGGAAGAAAGAGGGGGAAAATATTAGCTTGGGGCAAGAGATACTTTTAAAGAAACTGGCCAAGCATCATATGGTATTATTAATCACAGGGGATACAAGTCCAAAAGTTAACATTCATTCTATTCACCAGGTCACAGAACATGGCATGAGGGAATGTGGACTGACGGAAGATGATTTAAAAAACATTATTAACCAATGGTACGAGGAAGCGTCATATGTTAGACCATGCAGAGATGATTATTGAAATTGATAGACTGATTCGAGAAATCAATAACGATATGAATGACCGCAAGTTAGAAGAAGCAAAAATGAAGTTAGAGAAGTTATCAATGGCAGCAAGTATGTTTCAGAAATACCTAGATTGGATAATGAAATAGGGAGGGTGTATGTCACAGGAAGAGTTTTACCAAACGGTTATGAGAGAGCAAGAGTTTTTAGAGTCTCGTTTAAAGGATTACATGAGATTGAAAGAGCATCTCGAATGGCAATTAATGGAAGCAACAAATTCAATTGCCGACGTTCAGAAAGCAATAGTTAATGTTCAAAAGCAGTTAGGCGATATATCAGACGAAAATTGAAAGGAAATAGTATGAGTTTGACAGTTAATGCAGGTAACGGTGGTAATACAGAGTTTGAGCAGTGTCCAGCAGGTTCATTTGCGGCACGTTGTTACCAAATTATTGATTTAGGTCATCAGACCATTGAATGGCAAGGCACCGCCAAAGTAGTTCCAAAAGTTCGTATTACATGGGAACTGAACGAGATGATGGCAGATGGCCGTCCATTTTCTATCTCAAAGGAATACACAGCCTCGATTGGGGATAAGGCAAACCTACGTAAGGATTTAGAAGCCTGGCGTGGTCGTCCTTTCTCGTCAGAAGAGTTGCGTAACTTTAGCCTTGAGAATGTACTAGGTGCTCCATGTCTTTTAGGAGTCGTTCACCGCCCTTCTAAAGATGGCTCTAAAGTCTATGCTAATGTAGGTTCAGTAATGGCTCTTCCAAAAGGGATGTCAGCCAATGACCTAGTCAATCCGACTGTCAAGTTTGACATTCAAAACTTTGACCATGCGGTATTTGAGTCCCTTTCTAACTATGTTCAAAAGAAAATAATGATGAGCAAAGAGTTAGAAGATGGTGGTATTCCTGAAGCTAAAAGCTCACAGGATGAGCCTATGATTGAAGACGACGAATCAGTACCATTTTAAGGTTACGGGGGAAAGCGGAATTCGGCAACGTGAGTACCCCACCAAATAGGGGATAGTGTGAATTATTTATCAGTGTGTAGTGGTATTGAGGCTGCTACTTGTGCATGGCATGACCTTGGATGGAATCCTGTTGGGTTCTCCGAGATTGAGCCATTCCCAAGTGCAGTCTTGAAACACCACTATCCTCATGTCACAAACTTTGGGGATATGACGAAATATAAGGAGTGGAAAATTGACTCAGTTGGACTTTTGGTCGGAGGAACTCCCTGCCAATCATTCTCAGTCGCAGGTCTTAGAAAAGGACTTGAAGACCCAAGAGGCAACCTTGCCATTACCTATGTTGGAATTCTTGACCACTTTAGACCCAAGTGGTTCATTTGGGAAAACGTGCCAGGTGTCCTCAGTTCAAACGGTGGACGGGATTTTGGTTCCTTCCTCGGGGCGGTGGCAGAACTCGGGTATGGGTTCGCATATCGGGTGCTTGACGCTCAGTACGTTGGAGGGGCAGGAGCAGTGCCTCAACGGAGAAGGCGAGTGTTCGTTGTCGGATATCTTGGAGACTGGGAACCTGCCGCAAAGGTTCTTTTTGAGTCCAAAAGCCTGTGCAGGGATATTAAGAAGGGCAGAGGCAAGGGGAAAACAGTTGCCAATTGCATTGCTAAAAGCCCTGCAACACACAGCAGCTACAATCCAGCAAGAGGAGAAGGAAACGCAGTCTTAGTTAAATGGCCTGCAGAAATAGCAAGCACTTTAAATGCTTCTTTTGGAGAAAAGTTAGGATTAGAGAATCAACATATAGATTCTGGAGCACCATTATTTGTGCATCAGCCAATCTCATTTGATGAAAGAAATATTCAATACTTTAGTGATGAGAACTTTAAGACTTCTCCAACGTTGACTGCTACAGATTACAAAGGGGCAAAGTCTGTAATAGCTCCAACACTTACTACGAATGACCCAAGTAGAAGTCCACAAGCTACTGAAGTTACCAATCAAATTGCAGCAGTTTATGAAGCTACTGCAGTTGGGGCTTTATGTGCAAGAGACTATAAAGGCGTTGGCAATCAATATGTGGCAGAGAATAAATGTGTAGTTGAAAGCAGTATGGCAGTTCGTAGATTGACACCTAGGGAATGCGAGAGGTTGCAGGGATTTAAGGATGACTATACAGTTATACCTTGGAAAAAGGGGGAATCACCAGACGGTCATCGTTACAAGGCTTTAGGTAATTCTATGGCGGTTCCAGTTATGAAGTGGATAGGGGGAAGAATCAATGAAATTAACAAACAAATTTAACCTGCCTGACCCAATAGTCAATGCGGTCAGTAATACAGGGTATACCCCAGGTAGTAGCGATATTACGGTTACCCAACTCATTCAACCACCTCTTTTAAGGAGTCTGACCAAAAAGCATTGGGATGACCTTGAGGAAGACGTTTCTAGCCGTGTTTGGGCGTTATTTGGAACCTCTGTCCATCACCTCTTAGAAATGGCTTATAAAGGGCGTACAGCACGAGTTGAGGAGCGAGTCTATGCAGAGGTACTAGGATGGAAATTAGGCGGTCAGTTTGATGCTCTTGAAGGCGATGTGTTATCTGATTACAAAGTAACATCAGTTTATGCAAGAGAAGGTAAAAAAGAATGGGTAGAGCAACTTAATGTGCTTAGATGGCTTTTACACCAAAATGGAACTGTTGTAAATAAACTACAAATTGTTGCCATTTTTAGAGACTGGCGAGAAATGGAAAGTAAGAAAAATGCCGATTATCCGTCTCAAGCAATGATTTTACCTATAAAACTATGGTCTCTTGAAGATACAGGTAAATTTATAGAAGAACGTGTTGCGTTGCATCAATCAGAAAATCCACCAATTTGCACTGACGAAGAAAGATGGGCTACAAAACATCAATTTGCTCTTATGAAAAAAGGGGCAAAACGAGCAATAAAACTATATGAATCAAAGGACAATGTAGTATTATCTAAAGACCAATATTGGGAAGAAAGACCATCACAATATAGAAGATGTGAAAGTTATTGCGCTGTTTCTAAATTTTGTCCGCATTGGAAAACGGAGTTTTAAATGGAATTAACTAAAGACTATTTAAATTCAATATTTGAATATCGTGATGGTAATTTATATTGGAAAATATCTAATGGCAATCGTGCAAAAATTGGCTCTGTTGCTGGAACCTTATCTGGTAATGGATACAGATATACAGCCGTAAATAAAAAGAGATATGGCATTCATAGATTGATATTTATAATGCACCATGGTTTTATTCCAATTCGTGTAGAC